TTAAAAGTTGCAGCAACAGGTGCTACACTTAAAAGAAAAAAAGAAAAAGGAAAAGGAGAACTTAATTTAGGCAAAGTTAAAACTAACATAAACAGAAAACTAGGAGCAGAAATAAGAAGAAATATGGGTAGACCAGCACTAATAAATCAAACAGGAAGATTTTCTGATAGTGCAGAACTAGTCTCTTTAAGACAAGCACAGAATTCTATAATTGGAACTTATAGTTACCAACTAAGACCTTATGAAACTTTTGAAAATAATGGCGATAGACAATGGCCAGCAGGTTATAATCCAAAACCTTTAATAGCAAAAAGTATTAGAAACTTAGCGGTAGGTGCAATTAATGATAAATTTATACTCAGGAGAGGTTAATGTCTACTGAGTATCGAACTAAGCGTAGAAAAATTGTAGACGCTTTAGTAGCAAAGTTAAAATTAGTAAATGGGCAACACCCATATAACTCAAATGTTTTTAATAATGTCTCAGGAAAATTAAAATTTTTAGATGAGATTGAAGAATATCCAAAAGTCTGCGTAGTTGCAGGAGATGAGTCTAGAGAATATCAAACTGCTGGATTCAAATGGAGATTCTTAACTTTAAGTATTCGAGCATACGTCAAAGATGAAGACGATGCTCAAGAAGAACTAGCATTGTTATTCGAAGATATCGAAAAGATTATCGATGAAAACGATGCTTTAGTGTACGACACTAGCGTAGTACCTAATGGAACTACTACTTCAATGACAGTTGATAGTATTAGTACTGATGAAGGAGTGATTGCTCCTTTAGGAATTGGGGAAATGTCGGTTACAGTACGATATTAAGAAACGGTGAAGCAGATAAATATCTAGCTAAGCCCTTTCAATGTGATAGGAGATAAAAATGGCACTTAATCTATCAAGAAATACCAAGGTATACGTCAGTTCAGTAAATGGTGTAGGCGCTACGGGCGGCATCAAGACTGTTACTGTTACTACTGCGGGTTCTGGTCATGCGGTGGGCGATGTTATATCTTTTAATGCAAATGATACTTCAGGAAGTGGAATCAATGCGAAAGTTATTGTTTCTGCAGTAAGTGGTGGTGGTGTTACAGGAGTAAACATACCAAATAACTTCAGAGGAAGTGGATTTGCAGCGAGTGAAACATTGACTCAAGGTGATGCAAGTGATTCTACAGGTTCAGGAACTGGACTTGTTGTAACAGTAGCAACAATCGCAGGAACAACTACAGTAGATGGTAGCAGAATAGGAACTGGCTTATTTAAAGGTAATGGCACAAATGCCAACACTTTCAGAGTAGGTGTGTTAGATGGTTACAGCTTCTCGCAAGGAAGTGATGCAACTGATGTTGTAATCAACGAAGCTGGAGCAACTCCAAACAGAGGACAGAAAAGGTTTAATGACTCTTTACCTCCTGCAGAATGGTCTTTCTCAACTTATGTAAGACCTTTCAAACACGGAGCCAATAGTAATGGTAGCGAGAACGACCACGGTATGGTTGAAAACATACTATGGGCAGCTATTGCAGGTAAAGACATTACAGGTGGTGCACTAAGCGGAACAAGTGCTGCAGCAGTAACAGTAGATTCAACTGATGCAGATGTTAGTTTTGCAAGGTCAGAACACCACGAGTTATTAAAACTCTCAATTTTCTTTGCTTTGGAAAATACAACTTACAGACTAAATGAATGTCAAGTAAACCAAGCAGAAATAGACTTCTCTATAGATGGAATAGCAACAATTGCATGGTCTGGTAACTCAACTACTATTGACCAAATTACTACTCCAATGGAAGACCCTAATACAGCTTATAGTTCAGTCTCAGGAGATACTGGTGGAGCATATTCAGCTAACGCTACAATTAATAATGCGGAAAGCTTTAATTATGTAGATACTACTGGTCCTGATGATGCAGACTATTTAAGAAACAAATTATCAACGCTAACACTTTCAACTTTAGAACAAGGAAGTGGTTCAGCAAGTGGTGGACTAGATGCAAAAACTTATGATATTGCAATCACAGGTGGTTCAATAACTATAGCAAATAACATCACTTATGTAACTCCTGAAACTTTAGGGGTTATTGATAAACCAATTGGTTCTTTCTCAGGTGCAAGACAAATTAGTGGAAGCTTAACTATGTACTTAAACACTACAGGTTCAAGTGGTTCAGGTAATGGTTCAAACCAATTACTAGCTGATTTGGCTGGTGCAACTGACTTAGTTAGAAACTCTTTTGATATGAGTTTATTTATGGGAGGAGGTTCTTCCGACACACCAGTCGTAGAATTTGACCTTCCAAGAGCACATTTCCAAGTTCCAGCTATTGAAGTCGCAGACTTGATTTCAGTATCTGTTGAATTTGCAGCTCATGGCTCAGATATAACAAATGCCGATGAAATGACCGTTAAGTACAAGGGATTAACTTCTCACAGCGATAGTACTTACGCAAATAACTACACGGTCTAATCATGGCTGTATACAACTTTCGTAGAGAAAGCTCTGTATTCATAGTACACGGCGGGAGTCGGTATGCTATAAATACCACTCCCGAAGTGTCAATCTCCCAAACATTTGCGGAAGACTCGCGTACAGTAAAGACTTTGCACGACCAGACAAAAATGTTCGATGGGACAACAATAACAACAGCAAACCCTGCAAGTTTTTCGTTTGGTGTTTATCTTACAGAAGAAAAAGATGAAACAATAGTAAAAAGTCTTTTAACAGAATATGATACAAGTTCAGGAGAACAATTAATAAAAACTTTTGACTTGTATATTGTAAGTACTGAGAGTACGTTTAAAATAGAAAACTGTCATATACAAAATGGTGATTTTCAATTTGATATTGATGGACCTCTACTACTAAATGTAAGCGGACAAGGAGAAAAACTAACAAGAGCAGGCGATTCAACTTTCACAGTTCCTGGAACTGTAGTATCATCAAGTGCAACATACACTCCAACCACACCAGTTTTAGATGTAGAGATAGGTGGAACTGATGTTCCAAATCTAGTAAATGCTACATTACAAGTACAGAATAATACTAATTTTAAAGGATATACAACTTTACAAAATAGTCTTTCAGTTACTAACAATACAAACGCAATGTATCCTAGCGGGTTCTTTTTAGAAAATAGAGTTGTAGCAGGAAATATTACTCAGTTTTTAACGTCAGGTAATTCAAGTAGTTTCTTTGACTTTTCAACAAATAGTAATATTACAATTAAAACTTTATTAAATGGAGGAACATTTTTTCAAGCAGCTTTAACAGGTTGCATGTTTACAAAAAGGATACAAGTAGGAGAAGCTTTTCAAGATGTAATAGATTTTAGATTAGTTTCAAGTCCTGCAAACTTAAATTCAATTATAACTTATTAACACGGAGAAATCATGGAGTTAAAACAATTACTCGTAGATAGTAAAACTACTTGGGTGGAATTCCCAGGACTTGACGGATTTGAAGTTGAACTTGCAAATCTATCAAGAAAAGAATTAGGCAATCTTAGAAAGAAATGCACTACAAACAAGTTCAACAGAAAAACAAGAATGTTTGAAGATAGTCTTGATGAAAACAAATTTGTGAAAGAATTTACATCAGCGACTGTAAAAAACTGGAAAGGATTAAAATTAGGTTATCTAGAAGATTTAGTTTTAGTAGATTTAGCAAACCAAGATAAGGAGAAGGAATTACCATTTTCTGAAGCCAATGCGGAACACTTAGTAGAAAATTCAAGTGAATTCGATAATTGGTTGAATGATGTTGTGTTTGACCTTGATAATTTTCGTAGCCGAGAATCTGGAGAAACTAAAAAAGCAACTGAAACTGTTTCTGGATAATAAAGATGTCGGAATGACAAAAGACCAGTATCTCATGATGTGTGAGCAAACTGGTCAAGAAGTGGATTGGGAAAGATGTCCAGCGGATTGGTCAGATTTTCCACCACTAGTTTGGGAAACAGTAGATATCTATAATTGTTTAGGAGATAGAGCGTACCCAGACATAGGATATATTGGTAAAGATTTTACAAATTTACCTTTAATTTTTAAACTCAGAGGAACAGATAGTTATCAAAAAGAAATAATATTTGATTTGATTCTCTGGTTAGATGCGAGAAACATTGAAATTTCTCAAGATAAATTAAAAGCAGAACACGCTAAGTTAAAGCAGAAAAAATAAATGGCTAAAAATAACGAAATCATAATCAAACTGAGAATAGATGATAAGGGTAACCTTAAAAAATCATCTGCTCAGGTTGAAAAGTTATCAAAAAGCACAGATAAAGCAGCTAAGTCTACAGATAAATTATCAAAATCAAGAGATAAATATAATAGAACTGAAAAGGGCGTAGCTGGTATATCTTCTAATTCGACTAAAAACTTTTCAAAAATGCAACAATCCATTGGAGGCGACGGAGGCTCTGGTGGATTAGTTCGTGCTTATGCATTATTAGCGGCAAACGTATTTGCTTTAACAGCAGCATTTGGTGTTTTATCAAGAGCATCTCAAATAGAAGTACTAATTGATTCAATAGAAAGACTTGAAGTAGTTTCAGGTAAAAGTGTAACTGGAGTTGCAGTAGACCTTCAAGGAGCCTCTCGTGGAGCATTAGATTTTGCGAGTTCTCTTAGGTCTGTGTCACTAGCTTCAAGTGCTGGATTCAATTCCTCACAAATTCAAGAACTAGGAGAAGTGGCAACAAATGCTTCAGTAGCTTTAGGTAGAAACTTAGCAGATGGTTTAGATAGAATATTTAGAGGGGTTATTAAAGTCGAGCCAGAGCTCTTAGATGAAATCGGTTTATTTGTAAGGGTAAATGAAGCAGCAACTAAATATGCAGCACGATTAGGTGTAGCTGCAACTGATTTAACAGAATTTCAAAGACGACAAGCTTTTGCAAATGAAGCAATAGAACAAGGACAAAGAAAATTCTCGGTATTTAGTGATATACAACCCGCAGGTTTAGATAGATTATCTGCTTCTTTACTTGATTTATCCCAAGCAGCACTAGGATTAGTAACAAATGTTCTAGACCCTCTTTTAAACTTTGCACTTAATAATACTTCAATTCTTGTTGGAGCTTTTGGAGGAATTGTTTTTGCTTTACTAAGACAAGTTGTTCCTGCACTTGGAACTTTTGCGTTAAATGCTTCAGCTGCTGCTCAACGAGCAAAAGATGCTTTTGAAGAAACAGAACAAAAAATTACTTCAGGATTAAAACAACAAATTAATGCAGATTTAGAACTTGAAAAACAAACATTAAAAAGATTAAAATCTACTGATGCAGCTAATAAAAAAGCTTCTGCAGATGCTCCACAATTTGGAGCAAAGAAAATGGCAGCAGCAAATAAAGCATTAGAGAACGCAGAAAGTACTGAAGAAAAAATTACAGCACTCAAACAAAAACAAAATGCTCTATCACTTTCTAAAAATACTAAAGACAAAGAAGGATTTGCAGCGGCTCAAAAAGCAATCAAAGACGAAATAGCAGGACAAGAAGCAATTCTTAGAACTGAACGAGAGATTTCTCGTTTGAAAAAAGAAGGAAGAGGAGCACAAGAAGTTACATCTGGTCCTTTATTTGAGCAAAAACAAAAAGAAGCTATAAAATTAGAACGAGCATTACAAGTTGAAAGAATTTCGAGCACAGCAGCAACAAAAGGATTAAGTGCAGGTCTTGCACAACTACAAGTTCAAACTATAAAAGCAGCCGGTGGAACTCAAACTTTTACAAGAAGTTTATTCACTATGAGAGGAGCCGCAGTAGCAGCAAGAGGAGCAGTCGCTCTATTAAGTGTAGGTATTAGTAAATTAATGGCAAAAATGGGAATGTTTTTACTACTTCTTACTATATTACCTGCTGCTTTTGATATGTTAAAACGAATTATAGGTTTAACTACAGATGCTACAAAAGAATTTGATGAAGCAACAGAAAAATCAGGTGATTTAGTTGAGGGATTAACTGAAAAACTAAAACAAGCTCGTGAAACTTTAGCTGATACAGGAATGGAAGGAAGTGGGCAGTTCAAAGCACTTGAAGCTCAAGCTAATGCTTTTGCGGAAACAGCAGAATCTTTGATAGTATCAAGGCGTAAACTTGATGCAGTAATATTAGAAAGAAATGCTTTTCAAAATGCATTCACAATGGGTGGTATAAAACAACTAGAGCAAGAAAAAGAATTTTTATCAGGCATAATAGCACAAGGAGAACTTAGTGAAGCAGCGAGGGCTTCTCTTGCACAAGAAGGATTTAATGTAGGTAACATTGATACAATAAATTCAAAAATAGCTGAAAGAAATACGAATCTAAATCAACAAGCTGCAAATCTGAATCGAATCAAAGAGATAGAAAAAGAATTTGCAGAAAATGTAGATATGTCTGAAGAAGACAGAATAAAAAGACTTAATGAAATAACTGGTTTACGAGAGGATACTAAAACTTTACAGACAGAAGAAAAAGACATAACTGAAGATATAAATAATCTAAGTGATAAGGTTTTTGCAAAAACACAACGAAATGCCAAAGAAACTAGAAATCTTGGTAATACAATGGGAATAGTAGCTACTGAAGGCAGACTATCTGCAGATAATGCAGCAAATTTATCTTCTGCTTTAGATGGAGCCAGAGACTCTGCTGATGATTTTAGAAAAAACTTTATAACAAAAACCATTGTTGATAAACCTTTATCAAGTATAATTGCAATAACTAATTCATTAGATAAACAAAGCACTACTAATTCTAAATTACTTGTAG